TACCCAGTAAGTTTTTTTATCTTCCCTCCAGCAGTGTAGATCGCCTTTCTTTAATTCCTTAATTGCTTTTTTAATTTTCATTAGGTCTTTCCTCCTCTAATAGTTTTGATTTTCTCAACCTCAGATTACTAAATTTAATCTTTTCTTTCTCCAGTATTTCATTTGCCCGCCAGAATGGATTATCGTCACTTCTGAAAAAGAAATACATTGTCTGACCTAATTCCTTATCAAAATAAATGGCCTCGTAAAGTTCCATATTTGCCTCTTTCTCGTCAATCTTCTTTTCGATAGCCTTTTGTACCTTAATCTCAATCGTCTGCTCGTTTGATACGAGATTATCCAAATATTCGTCGGCTGTTAAGACAGTTCCGACCGCAATTCCAATAGAAAAGACCATGATGAAAAAACTGAATGCTATTTTTTTGTTAATTGTCATCATTTCCATCGCTCCAAGTTGTGAATGTTCTGGAATTCTGATATATTATAATTAGATGTTTTTTCTTGATCAGCTGTTCCCGCAGCTGGTCTTTTTATTTCTCTGTACATTTCCTTGATGTCCTTCCATAATTCCGGGCCAGCTTTGAAAATGATGAATAGCCAGCCGATAAATATAAATAATCTTGCTACGAAGTCTAAGTTTTTCATCACTTCACCCTCCTAACTGGTTTGAATGGCTTCTTTTCCTTAACTTCTTCCCCATACCACCAGGCGAAAAATGTTTCTTTCGGAATCCTCCAGCCAAACCCCTTAATTTTCTTAGCTCCAGGAATATCTCCGCGATTAAGTGCTTCATAAGTTCTTGCCTGAGAAGTGTTCATAATTTCCATAATGTCTGCCGGTTTGAGTGCTGACGGATAATTGTCTATTTTTTCATTGATTCGTTCGTCTAATACCGATTTGACTGCCGAATTGATTTGAATTGTTAAGCTCATTGATTCACCTCCCGCTCAATTGTCGGCAGAACCCCTTCTTCTTTAAGCAAGTCATAAAGAAATAATCTACCCTTCTGAGTCCACTTAGTATTCATAACTACATCTGGAGTTCCATCACTTCTTGTAATGTCAATAGTCTGAGAATGAGTGTAGCCTTCACCTTGATGATCGGCATATAACATCCATTGGCCTGATTGTTTATATTGAACTCCTAATTCATGTAGCAAATCATTCATAGCTCTGCCAGACATTCCATAATCTTTTGCAATTTGAGTAATTGTAACTAAACCTTTATTATTGAGAATTTTGTCAGTATAATCCGCTTTCGGTTTGAGCTGGCTAATCTTTCCGACCAACTTTTTCTTTTCTTCCCTTTCTTGCTTAAGTTGATTTAATAATTCAATACCAAAATCTGGGTTATTAATCATTCTGTCAATTGTTTCCTCGGTAGCATAAGCTCCATGTTTTCTAATTGACGGAAGAACTTCTGATGTAACCCACCTTTTAAATTCTTTAGCTTTTGGCATTTTTGAACTTAGTACTAAAGAATACATTCCTGATTCATTAATTATTGTCATTTCTTGCTTTCCACCAGGGGTGTCACATTTTGATACCCCCTTATCTTCTTCATCAACATGAGTATTAATCGCTCTTCTTGAATTTGAATATTCCAAAACATCAGCTATATCTTTTCCAACAAACCAAACTTGCCCCTCTTTCTCTTTAACTCTGACTTCTCCAAATTTATCATTCTCGAAAATTTTAATATCACTCATTATTTTAATTCCTCCTTATTTATTTTGCATTATGCGACCAATCAGTAAAAAAATAATCTACTACCTCGTCTGGATCAATATTTAATTCTTCGGAAACTTTTCTAATTTCCAAAATATCAAATGCTGTATTCCCTCTTATTTTATTGCTGAGAGTGTTTCTATCCATTCCAGTTTTTTCAGCTAAAGATTCTATTGTCTCTTTTTCTTCGACCATTTTCCCTTTTAATTTCAATAACTCCTGGTACTTTTTACCCACTTTCACACCTCCTCTTTTTTGCTTTATGCAACTTCACTGTTTAATATAATAGCATAATGCAAATAGCTTGTCAATGCATAATGCAAAGTTTTTTTATTTTTTTGCTAAAAAAGTGTTGCAAAGTGCATAATAAGGTATTATAATAAAGATGTAATGAAATTGCGGGAGGTGAACAAAATGACTAAAAAAGATAAAATCCAATTGCAAAAATTCGCCGATAGGCTACAAAAATTAATAAACGAAAATAACGAATCTGCAAAAGATATAGCAGAACTGGTAGATATGAATAAATCTACTATATATAGGTACTTAAATGCAGACGCAGTCCCAAAGCGACCAACTATAGAAGTAATAGCAGATCATTTTGAAGTAAATCCCGCATGGCTCGCTGGGTTAAATGCTTCAAAATATATAGACAAGAAAAAATCTAATTTAGAGACAATAGCAGCTCACGCCGATAAAGATCTAACCGAAGAGGAAATGCAAGAAGTAGAAGAATATATCGAATATTTGCTTTCAAAAAGAAATAAATAAGGGTGGTCTTGATGACTTATGATAAACTGCTGGAAGAAGCGAGAAGCGAAAATATAGAAGTAATTGATAACTGCAAACTTAGGGGCCTGAAAGGATTATATATTGATAATATAATTTCTTTGAGTGAAGATATTAATTGTCATAGAGAAAAAAAGTGCATTTTAGCAGAAGAATTAGGGCATCATTATACATCTTACGGCAATATACTTAATCAGAAAGAAATAAGCAACATAAAACAGGAGCAAAAAGCAAGGAGGTGGGCCTACGAAAGATTGATAAATTTCGATGATTTGATAGCTGCATATGAAGAGGGAGTTAAGAATCGATATGAACTCTCTCTTTTTTTAGAAGTCACCGAGAAATTTTTGGAAAAAGCTGTCGAATATTATCGAATGAAATATGGAACTTACTATAAATATAAAGATGTAGTGATTTATTTTGATCCACTTGGAATATTAAAAGGAGGAAAATTATGACAGATATAATCTTGGGAATACTCTGGCTTTTTGTAGCTGGGAATTGGATCGGCGGAGGATTGGTTTTATATTTAGCTTTTACAAGTATGCAGGATGCCGCTTTCTATACTTCTAGTTTTCCTGTTTATTTTAGTACTCTAGGAATTGGAGGGTTCGGTGTTAGCTTGTTAATTGCAGGAACCTTTTTCGCCAGTATAGCAGTGTTGATATCAGAAGTTAGGCGGGCCAGGCAAGAATTATCAAAAGAAGGTGATTAATTATGCCACATATCGAAAAAACCGCAAATGGAAAGTATAAAGCTGTCATAGAAGTCGGCGCAGGCACCCGGCGGAAAAGAAGAACCAAAACTTTTGAGCGAAAAAAAGATGCAAAAAGCTGGCAGGCTAATATGTTGGTTGACCAGGAAAAAGGAAGATATGTTTCTTCTGCTTCATTAACTGTCGGTGATCACATGCTTGACTGGCTGGATAATGAGAAGAAACCGCACATTGCCACAACTACTTATGACAATTACAAAAACCGTATAGAAACTTACATTATACCTGAGATAGGATATATTCCATTGCAGGAACTTGAGCCCTTCCATATTAGCCGATTCTTGGGTTATCTGCGGAAGAATGGGAGCGTCAGAAATGATGGTGGCCTGTCTGAAAATACTCTTAAGAAAATATATGTATTGCTTAATTCAGCGATGGAAAAAGCGGTCCAGTGGCGGCTAATAAAATATAATCCAGTTGCCGCAATCGAATCGCCACAGCCAAAAAAGAAAGAAGCTAAGTCGATGAGCTTTGAGGAAGTTCAGAAATTACTAAATTCAGTTAAAGATAATAAATTTATGCACACATTTTTGAGTTTTGCTGTACTTACTGGAATGAGAAAAAGTGAAATACTTGGCCTGGAATGGTCAGAAGTTGATTTGCAGGAAGAAATAATCGAAGTAAAAAAGCGATTAGTTGTTGATCAGGAAAATGGAACTTATAAGCATGAGAAAGATACAAAGCGAGAAGCCAGCAGAAGAGTGATTGCGATTCCTTCGAAACTGGCAAAAATATTGAAAAATTATAAGGTCCATCAAACAGAATTAAGGCTGCAGCTGGCGGATGAATATAATGATGAAAAGCAATTTGTTTTCTGCAAGCCTGACGGGAATCCTTATTATCCGTCAACAATTACTAGAAATGCAAAAAAGGCCATACTCAGAGCTGGTCTTAGCCCTGAATACAGCCTTCATACTTTGCGACATACATTTGCTACCTTGCAACTTAAAACCGGGACAGATGCCAAAACTATACAGGAAATGCTCGGTCATGGGAATATCTCCACTACTATGGATATATACTCTCATGTTGATATAGACATGCAAAAGAAGGCTGCAAAAAAATTAGAAAATGCGATTGTAATCTGAGATTGAATATTTATGGCACGAGCTCGGCACTTTAGCCGGGCTTTTATTTTTGACAAATAAAAAAGGACAACCACGAAGGCTGTCCTGTTAGTATTCTTAATGGCGCGCCCGACAGGATTCGAACCTGTGGCCTACGGATTAGAAGTCCGTAAGAGGTGAAATCTTGCGCTTTCTTATGTTTTCTTTTGTTGCGACATTTAGTAGTATATCA